CACAACCTTTTCAGTAACCACCGCTGGAGACCCATGGTCACTAGAGATCACCACCCGCGATGCAGGAGTCGTAGAGACAATCGACATCACAGAAACTATCGATTCAACCTCTACTACTACCTCGCTCTCTATCTTCTCGCAGTAACACCTGCATACGCAGAAGATCCAAAGGTACAAAATACATCTAACCCTGTTGCAGCCGCAACGGGCAATGTTACTAACCAAGCTGTACAATTTCAGAATAATGGTGCACCAAGTAGACAGATATTTGGTGCTAATAACTCTTGCAACGGCGCTACGATGACATTTAGCCCATTTTATATGGGCAATGACACGATTCCGTACGAAGCTGATGGCTATGTTCGGTCTAACAACTACGGTATGCAGATGTCTTTTATGATTCCGCTAGACGGCAGCATGATTGAGCAATGCAAACAGATAGCACGTAGGCACGAACAAAAAATGCGGCTCCAATATGAATTGACAAGAGCACTGAAGTGTACAGAAATTATGAAGGCTGGCTTCACATTTAGGCCAGGCAGTCGTGTCGAAGTTATTTGTCACGACATCGTACCCATCGTAAGTATTAACAATGCCGAACAAAAAAAAGTGGCCGTCGATCAAAGACAGCAAGCCAGCAACCAAAACTAACGTTAAGTACGACCCTCACATGGGCGTGTTTGCACCCACCATCAAACAAGCCAAGCTGAAGGGTCAGCGCAAAGGCTACAACGTATGAAAAAGAAAGCAACAGAGGATCAGTTTAACGAACTGCACAATCTGGTGACTAAAGAGTTTCTGACTCGTATTAAATCGGGTGAAGCCACTACACAAGACCTTAAAGCAGCTTGTGACTGGCTCAAAACTAATGACATTAGTGGTGTTGCTATGGACAACAACCCCCTCGCTAAACTGGCTAGTGTCATGCCAGAAGTTGATCCCGAACTCGTCCAATCAAGGCTGTATAGCCGATGAAAACTTCTACTTATTACAAAGCCAACCCAAAGGCTAAACGACGCAGACTACGACAGCAATCGCGTTACAACAAAACAAATAAAGGGCTCATGATCCGTACAGCAGCAAACAAGCTTAATCGAAAGCTTGGCACGTACGGAAACGGAGACGGCAAAGACGCATCTCATACTGGACCTGGCAAAGGTAAGACAGAGAATGCATCTGCAAACCGCCGTCGTCCACGCATGAAACAACGTTACGCATGACCCCTTTACTTCCTACTCCTGATCACTACATTTACAACCTAATAACCATGACGTCCTCTGAAGCAAAGCGCCTTTGGAGGCGCAGCATCAAAGAACACTTTGGATGCACATGTGTTTATTGCGGAGAAACCTATGACTTACACGAACTTACTTTGGATCACGTTCACCCAAGAACCTTTGGTGGTGAAGACATTACAAGCAATCTCGTACCTTGCTGCAAACAGTGTAATCAGGACAAAGGAAGTAGTAATTGGCTCTCGTGGATGAGAGCAACATTCGGCATCAACCGTCTCAGAGAAACTCTTATTTTATCTCACATTAAGTAATGGCACAATCAAACCGCTCTGCTGCCAGCTATGTAGCTGAGTCACGCAACACAAAACCTTTGTCTAACGCGATGTTTAACTGGGCAAAGGCAAACATGTCGAAGCTGAAAAGCCCGACTGCTGCACAAAAGAAAATTTTTGCGAAGTACAAAGCTATGGTGAAAGCAGGGAACACTCCTGCTAATCCAAAACCAAAGCCTGCTGCATCCAAGCCTGCACAATCCAAGCCTGCTCAAACTAAGACAACACCTAAATCTGCTAACCGTGGTGCCGCTTTCCTTGACATGGGCGGTCAAAACGTAAAACGAGTCACAAAAACTGGTACTCACGGTCAATACCGCAAAAAAGGTGACCCAGGTCCTGCTGTACGCCGTGCGGGGAGCACAACTGGTGCGTCTGTAGATCCTCGTGAGCGTAGCCTTCGTCGGAATCGTGAAGAAGCACGTCGCCACTCACGCCGCAACCTTCGTATCAACCGTCGGGGGCGTCGTCGCTGATGGCAAAACGTACTTACAACCGTCGCGGTCGTCAAACCGCTAAGACTCCTGTCCGTAACGACGGACGTGGACGTGTACAACGTCAAAAAGCTGCACAAGTCGCACGTGACACTGGTTCTAGAGACCGTGTGACTCGTGGACGCGGCGTTAGCCGCACTGCTACTGGCGCACCTCGTGGTGCACAAGGTCCAGCTAATCCTCCACAGCAGGGTCCTAGCCGCCGTACACCTAGTGCTATTGGTGGTGATACTGGCCGCCGTGGTGGTCCTAATCAACCAGCTAAAGGTGGTCCTAAGACTCCTGGCACCATGCTGCGTGGTGCTAACACCGTCCGCAACGTTGGACTGCTGATCAACCCTCGTAGTGACATGCCTGCACGCCTTATGGCAGGTGCACAACTCCTGGGTGATGCTTACGGTGCTATCCGTGGCAGCCAACAAAAGACACAACCTGCAAAACGTGGTATGTCCAATATGGGCAGTGACTACAAAGCCAAAGAAAAGAAACTTTCCCGTGCAGCAGGTGCCTCTAACTTCGATGCAGCATTTGCCAAAGCACGTCGCGAAGGTAAAAAGACCTTCACCTGGCGTGGCAAAAGCTATAACACCCGCATGAAATAAAACATGAACAACGTCGTTCAGGCGTTGCAAGATGATTTCAAGCTGTTCCTACAAGCTCTGTGGGTTCAGCTTGATCTACCTTCGCCTACCCGTGCACAATATGCAATCGCAGACTACCTTCAATTTGGACCTAAGCGTCTTCAAATACAGGCTTTCCGTGGTGTGGGAAAGAGCTGGATTACTGGAGCCTTTGTTCTGTGGACACTTTTCAATGACCCTGAAAAAAAGATCATGATCATCTCGGCCTCTAAAGAACGGGCCGACAACATGTCTATCTTTTTACAGAAACTCATTATCGAAACACCGTGGTTAGTTCACCTACGTCCTAAAGCAGATGACTCCCGTTGGTCCAGAATCTCGTTTGACGTTAATTGTAGCCCTCACCAAGCTCCAAGTGTTAAATCAGTCGGCATCACGGGTCAGCTGACCGGTAGTCGCGCTGATCTCATGATTCTAGACGACGTAGAAGTACCTGGTAACTCCATGACCGAACTCATGAGAGAGAAGCTACTTCAACTCTGTACTGAAGCTGAGTCAATCCTAACACCTAAAGACGATAGCCGCATCCTTTTCCTAGGTACACCTCAGACAACCTTCACAGTCTATCGTAAGCTAGCTGAGAGGTCCTACAAGCCCTTTGTTTGGCCCGCTAGGTACCCTCGTAAGGTAAGCCAGTACGAAGGCCTCTTAGCGCCGCAGCTAGTGGCCGATATAGACCAAGGCGCTGAACCCTGGGAAGTAACAGACCCGGACCGCTTCGCTGATGATGACCTCATCGAACGTGAAGCAGCCATGGGACGGAGCAACTTCATGCTCCAGTTCATGCTCGATACCTCACTATCCGATGCAGAAAAATTCCCACTTAAGATGGCTGACCTCATCGTCACCTCTGTTAATCCTACCACTGCTCCTGACAGCATCGTCTGGTGCTCAGACAGATCTAACGTCATCAAAGAACTACCAACTGTCGGACTACCTGGAGATTATTTCTACAGTCCAATGTGCATACAAGGAGAATGGCATCCTTACACAGAAAGCATCTGCAGCGTTGACCCGTCGGGTCGTGGTACAGATGAGACAAGCGCAGCTTTTATCTCCCAACGTAACGGTTTCTTGTACTTGCACGAAATGTGTGCTTACAGAGACGGATACTCAGACAACACGCTCCTGGACATTCTAAGAGTCTGTAAAAAGTACAATGTAACTAAGCTGGTAGTCGAAACCAACTTTGGTGACGGCATTGTTGGTGAGCTGTTCAAAAAACACCTCCAACAGACCAAACAAGGCATAGATGTCGAAGAAGTCCGTGCCAATGTACGCAAAGAAGACAGAATTATTGATGCCCTTGAACCTATCATGAACCAACATCGACTTATTGTCGATAAAAACGTCATTGATTGGGACTACAAGTCTAATAAAGACGAAGCACCTGAAAAAAGACTCCTTTACATGCTCTTTTATCAGATGTCCCGTATGTGTAGGGAGAAAGGGGCTGTCAAGCATGACGACAGACTCGATGCTCTTGCTCAAGGCGTCAAATACTTCACTGATTGCATGTCTATCTCAGCTCAGGAGGCTGTCAACCAAAGAAAACGTGAAGAATGGAATGACATGCTCCAGGCTTCCATAGAAGACCCTCAAGGCTCAGCTAACCACCTCGTCCTAGGCCTTAATGCAGACCAAAGACGACAGGCAAGAGGTCTAAACAAGACCTCAGTCCACAACTGGGTTTAGACCGAGCCCACATGTATACAGGGAGAGGGAAGGGTGGACCCGACCCCTGGACTGGGGAAGGAGACAATCTTTCCCCTTTACTACAATCCGCATAGCAAGAGCGGTAGACACATTATTTTACTTAGATGACATTTGGGTAATTTAACTAAAATAATATCTATCACCACATATATCACCATATACACCACATAAACCACCAATACTCTATATATACTCTATATATACTATATACGTCATGCAATTTGAGTTACACGATACACGTATCATTAAATGTAAGGTATGTGACATAGAAGTTCCGGTAAATGTGAACTACCCGATTGTTGAGGTCACATGTCAGCAGTGTTGGGCTAAGCAGAAAGCCGATAAAAAATGACAAAAATTTGTTAAGTCATTTATACGCGCGGCCAAGGACGCAGCACCCCCATGGCCCCCGTCCAGTTTGCGTCCAGATAGGGGGGTGGGGGGTATTGGACAGGCTCAGATCCCTTGGTATGACTGGGTTTTGCAGGGTTTGCGTACCTGTCGTTGATGCAGATACGCAAGGCTATTCGGTATCA